TATGTTCCAGATTTTTTTATTGCATATGCAGATAAAAATGGAAAACAACACGCAGAGGTGATCGAAATAAAACCAGAAAACCAAACACTCTTAGAAAAAGCAAAGTCAAGACAAAACCAAGGTCAATTAATTGTAAACAGAGCAAAATGGAAAAATGCACAACTATGGTGCAAGAACAAAGGTTTTAGATTTAGAATCATAAATGAAAAAGATATATTCCATGGCGCAAGATGAGTACGTTAAAAATAAGACAATGGGCGTGGCCCTTTATTAAAAACTTCCGTACATACATAGACATTGGTGCTTTCAACGGAGACACATCTGGTCCATTTGTAAAAGATTTCAAAAGAGTGATAGCATTTGAACCCAGTCCTTTAACATTTCCACATATTCCAGATACAGTTGAAAAATACAATGTTGCTTTAGGCAATCAACATGAAATACAAACACTTAAGGTTCCCGGTGGCACTGGCAATCCTGTTCATGGAAGTCTTATAAGATATGGTCAAGGTGTTATTGAACACGAAGTTCCTGTGAAATGTTTAGACGATTACAATTTTGAAGACGTAGATTTTATAAAAATAGATGTGGAATGGTACGAATTAAAAGTATGTCAAGGTGCAGAAAACACAATTAAAAAATATATGCCTACAATCATGTTTGAAAATAAACGCAACGAAGCAGATGACTGCAAACAATACCTAAAAACACTAGGCTACACTACTAAATGGTACAAATCAGATACAGTTGCTTACACACTCGATAGATAAATACGTATATAATGAAAAGACTAGATATTAGCGATCAAACGGCAATTAGTATGCCAATGAAGAACTTGATAGCCATTGTGTCAGCAGTGGCAGTTGGTGTATGGGCATACTTTGGTGTAATTGAAAGATTAAACAAAATAGAAACCAAAGCAGTGCTTTTGGAAAGAGACATGACAGCCGAAGATGAGAGACTGCACAGCGAAGTCACAAAAAATACGGACTTTAGAATTAAATGGCCCAGAGGCGAATTAGGTCAATCACAAAGTGATTTAGAACAATACATGATGATTGAAGAGTTATACAAAAATATAGATAAGATGCAACAGCATTTAGACAGTATGGCAGACAATAAGATCAATATAGAATTTTTACAAGAGCAAATGGAAAAAGCACAACAAAATATTGATAAACTCAAAGATGCTGATAGAGAAATTGTTTACAAAAACGGAAACGGTAATTAATGATTGAGACAGTGGTAGCCTTATTAATGTTCGTTAACAATGAGATTAAGGAACACAGAATACAAGAAAATATGGCACAGTGTCTACGTGGTAAAAGGACTGCTGAACGACAATTTAGTGCAGGTACAAAGTATCAGTGCATTAGAACTAAAGCGGAACTTGAGGATAACATAGACGGATCCAGATCAATCAAAAAGATTATTATAGAATAATGGAAAAGTTAATATTTTGGATCATTGTAATTGCGATAGCAACCTATCTTGGTATATACGTTTGGTAGGAACCATAAATATTTAGGTCATGACAAAGAAGTTAGAAGAATTATTGAATCTTCCTGAATCACAAGACATTGTAAAAGAGGAAGAACAAAACGAAAAAAAAGTTTCTAAAAAACAGAAGAAAGATAATAGCACAGCACTGAGAGACATATCTGAATTCGACAAAATTGCGGCGGCATTGCCTAAGGTTGATGGACTAGGTGAAATGGGTGATCAGGAACTGGACGACATAGGACAAAGAGCAGTAACAGCCTACGAAGACTTAATGGATTTGGGCATGAATGTGGAAAGTAGATATTCAGCACGTATATTTGAGGTTGCAGGGCAAATGTTGAAGACCGGATTAGACGCAAAAGCAGAGAAATTGAACAAAAAGTTGAAAATGGTGGATTTACAACTGAGAAAACAAAAACAAGACTCAAAAGGTGAGTCAGAAGGCACCAATTTAGTGCAGGGTGAAGGGTACATAATATCAGACCGTAACAGTTTACTTGAAAAACTTAAAAAAATGGATAAATAATACACATGACACAAAGTTTTAAACATTATCTAGTAGAAAGCAAAAAAACTTACGCATACAAGGTAGGTTTAGCGGGTGATTTACCCGAAGGAGCAGTTGACAGACTTGAAACTGTGATGCAAAAATTCAAAGTTTCAAAAATGAGCAAAGGCAAGAAGACTCCTATACAGGAAAGACCACTAGATTTCCCTAATTTACAGAATACAAGAGCAACATATTTTGATGTTGAAACAGAATATCCTACAACACCACAAGTACTAGAACAATACTTGCAAGACACAATGGGTATGGATCCATATCATGTAATAGTGAGAGATCCTAATGCTCCACAAGAACAAGAACAAGCACCTAAGGATAATAAGCCATACGAAGCAATGTTAAACAGCGATTATGAAGCAAGTAAAGACCAACAAAAATCAGCAGGTGACAGCAGAGTAATGGAATTACTTAAAGAACTTGAAAAAGCAAGAAAAGAAAGATCGGCTCCAGATGCAGATAAATCCGTTAAACCAGGAAAACAAGAACAATTAAGTAAAACAGACGGAGACAGTAAATCTCCAATACAACCAGCACATAAAGGACCTGTTAAAGGAAACCCTCAACCAGGTAAATAATATTATGGACTTAAGAGATCTTATTAAAAAAATTGATAGAATTGAAAATCCTGAAACAGGACAAAAGCAAAGAATTGATGAAGGTGCGGCATTGTCAATTTACGGAGACACTCCAGAAGATATTAATGCAATGGCACAAATCTTTAGAAGTGCAGGAGTTACACCTCCACCAGCAATAGTTGGTCCTAAGCCAGAGGCGCCAGAAGCGGAAGCAGATGTTAAAGCAACTGAAGAAGTTCCTGGTAAAGCAAGTACTACACCTGCACCGAAATACCAAGACACTCAATACATGACAAAAGATATTGCAGGTGGTATTAACAAGCCTAAAAAAACATATCCAAAAGTTGCAGGCGGAGATAATCCAATGGCATTGGAAGATGAAAAAGATTTGACTGCTTCAATCAAAGAAACTTTACTTTCAGCATACGAAGACTTCAAAAAAAAAGACTAGAACGTAAACTTACCAAACCAGAAGAAAAAGCAAAAGAAAAATACGTCAAAGGTATGAAAAAAGCCAAAGGCGATTTTAAAGATCGTTATGGTGATGACGCTCAAGCAGTAATGTATGCCACTGCAACAAAAATGGCAAAGAAAAACGCCTAATCAAAATAAATTACACCCCCAAATAACAGCATAAGTAATACGTATGAGTAATAAAAGTTTAGACGGTGTATTAACGAAAAAAGCACACCAACGTGAAAAATTTACAGAGGAACAGGTAGAACAATTAATTAAATGTTCTGATCCAAAAGAAGGTTTTCTGGAATTTGCAAAAAGATTTTTTTACATTCAACATCCTGTCCAAGGTAAGTGCTTATTTCAACCATACAAATATCAGGTAAGTCTACTTCACAGTTATCACGACCATAGATTCAATGTTAATATGCTTCCAAGACAAAGTGGTAAGACAACCACTGCGGCTTGTTATCTTTTATGGTACGCAATGTTTCATCCGGATCAAACAATTCTTATTGCGGCTCACAAATACACAGGTGCCCAAGAAATAATGCAACGTATAAGATATGGTTACGAACTTTGTCCTGATTACATAAGAGCAGGAGTCATAAACTACAATAAAGGTTCAATGGAATTTGAAAATGGTTCTAGAATTGTTAGTGCAACCACAACCGGTAACACTGGTAGAGGTATGTCCATTTCACTTTTATACTGTGATGAGTTTGCGTTTGTTAATCCAGGAATAGCACAAGAGTTTTGGACTTCCATTTCACCTACACTAGCAACAGGTGGTCGTGCAATTATCACATCAACACCTAATTCAGATGAAGATGTGTTTGCAACTATCTGGAGAGAAAGTCAAAATAAATTTGATGAACATGGGAACGAACAGGATTTAGGGTCTAATGGATTTCATGGTTTTACTGCCGCTTGGGACGAACATCCAGACAGAGATGAAGATTGGAAACAAGAAGAACTAGGACGTATTGGCGAAGAAAGATTTAGACGTGAATACGGCTGTGAATTTTTAGTATTTGATGAAACATTAATTGACAGTATCATGTTAAGCACGTTAGAAGGCAAAGAACCTTCTATGAATATGGGTCAAACTAGATGGTATAAAAAAATAAATCCACAAGCCACATATGTAGTTGCACTGGACCCTGCTATGGGAACTGGTGGAGATGCCGCGGCAATACAAGTGTTTGAACTGCCATCATTTGAACAAGTTGCAGAATGGAAACACAACATGACTGCTATACCACACCAGGTTAGAATATTAAAAGAAATTTGCAATTATATAAAAGATGAGTGTAATTCAACCACAGGTGCTAACATTTATTGGAGCGTTGAAAATAACACAATAGGCGAATCTGCTTTAATTGTAATACAAGAATTTGGTGAAGAAACTATACCGGGAATGTTTGTGTCTGAACCTATAAGAAAAGGACATATAAGAAAATTTAGAAAAGGATTTAATACCACCCACAGATCAAAAATTAGTGCTTGTTCAAGATTGAAAGCGATGGTCGAACGTAATAAAATAAAAATTAATTCAAAAATATTAATTAAAGAATTAAAATCATTCATAGCATCAGGTAATTCATACAAAGCAAAGTCCGGTGATACAGATGATCTAGTTTCAGCCACCTTATTATGCATTAGAATCATGGGTGTTTTGAGAGATTGGGATCCAAAAATATACAATACATTCACACAAATTGAAGATGACGAAATGTCTGAGAAAGTGATGCCATTGCCACTGTTTGTTTCCCACTAAAAAAATAAATACACTATATGGAACTACAAAACATATCAACAGCACTTTTTAACAAGTTACGTGGGCAATTTCCTAGTGTCACAGTAGGAGATGCTGAAGGTAATGTGACTAATGACCCAAAAGAAGCACGATTCTTTGACTTTGACTACACAAAAGAAGGTAAAAGTTTCGGGAAAATAAGTATAAGTATTAGTGAAGACCAGGGTTTAGTGGTGTTACACAGCACTGATATAATCAGTGAAGCAGACCCATTAACTAAAGAAGGCTGGTACAATTTTCTTAAAGAATTAAGAGAATTTGCAAAGTCAAGGTTAATGTCATTTGACACTAGAGACATTACTAAATCTAATTTGGAAAAGAGAGATTACGAATACTTAAAGAAAGAAAAAGATATGGAACCAGTTAGCGAATCAAATATGTTTGGAACAAACAAAACAAGTTTTCAACAAATTGGCGATGCAAAATTAATTTTAAAGCATTCAACAATAGTAAATCCTGAAGTGCCTGGCGCAAGATCGCAAAAAATTGAATCCATTTTTATTGAGAGTCCAGCAGGCGAAAGATTTAAGTTTCCATATAAACATTTAAATGGTGCTAGAGCAATGACTAGACACGTTGCTGAAGGTGGAAATCCATATGATGACTTTGGGAAATTTATTGTAGGTTTATCAGAAGAATTAAACAAACTAAGAAAATTCAAAACTTACATGAACAGATCTAGTGTGATGGCAGAAGGTCTGAAAGAGTACATGACTGTCATAGATGAAAGAATTGAAGAAATAAAATCAACAGCACAAAAATTACAAAAAGAATCAGGATACAAATCAGTAAAAGAAACACACTCAGAAACAGTTTTAGAAGAAGTTCCTGAAGAAGTTACAAAAAATTGGATAGATGAATTAACTATAAAACAATTTAATGAAGAATTAAAAGATGTATTTCCATACATTTATAAATTGGTATCTGAGAAAACAGCAATTAAAAATTTAAATCCGGAAGACTTTGAAGCAGAAGCACAAGGTTATCAAGGTGGTACAGAATCAAGAACATTGAGATTTGATGTTGCAGGAGATTACGATCCTGAAAGACCTGTGTCAGAAAAAGATGCTGAAGAAATTGAACAGGAACTTGCAAAAGCAGGCATTGTTGCTGATGTGCAACCAGACGAAAGTAGATATAATGGAATAATTGTGCATACAAATTCAAATCCAGATGCAGTGCAAAATGCATTGGGTTCAACTATAGAATCATTAGATACATTTAAAGAATTTGAAAATACAATTGAATCAATTGTTGCAGAAGAAGAAAACGGTTTATTTTCATCTGATAGAGAAGAAAGCAATCAAGCATTAGAAAAACTAAACAAATTAATGGCAAAACATTTTCCAGCAGGACCAAATGGTGTAAATGGAATTGAAAGTTTACAAGGCATTATAGATGACGAAGCACTTGCCTCACAAATAAAAATGGCTTCTAAAGAAGACGCAGACGCTTGTTTACGTCCAATGATTATGGATTACATCAAAGCAAAAAGACCAGAGATGCTTTCTAAAATTGATACAGGTGATATGAAACAAGAAGTAGAAGATGAAGCAATTACTTTTGAAGATATCAAACCATATGTGTCAATTTACAAAGGTGACGATGGCAAGAATGTTTTTGATGTGTTAGATAAAGATGGTGAGTCAGTACAAAAATTTGATAATGCCAACGCGGCAATGAAATATTTACACGCAAATTTTGATGAATTAAGAAAAGGTAAAGACGTTCAAAAAGAAAAAACAACTGCCTCAGATCTAGATACAGATTATGACGGTTCAATGGATTACGAATTCACAGGTGACGATGGCGAAATGGCTAGAGGCACTCTACACTACAAAGTTGAAAATGGAAAAGTAGTACCAGACTCTTTAAAAGGTGAATCAGAATACAATGGTAATCATAAAGTGGATGACGAATTGGCTACAGACATGGTTAAGCCGGGTGGTTCTGATCACGAAGATGCTCTTAAAGCCGCTCAGGAAGATTACGATTATGAATCAGACAGAATGCGTTCAAAATTTGAAAAGGACGCTGAAGATAAAATTGATGTAAAAATAGATCCTGACGGTGGTATTTCTAAAGTAGATGGTGATAAGTCATTAGACAACAAAGAAGAAACTGTAGAAGACTTTGTGAAAAGTTTCTTTGACTATACTAGTAACCAATTTCCCAAAGGTGAAACAGCAGTACTAACAAGTGTTGAAAAGAAATTTGGTGATGGTTCCATTAAAACTGCTCAAGAGACAATTCGAAAATTAATGAACAACAAAGACCCTGAAATTGCCAAAATTAAAAAATTAGCAGGCATCTAATACAATTCGGTAAAACACCCACATAATTAAACATTGACTAAATAACAAAGTTATTGTAGTATATGATACTATGTGCTACAATACTAATAGGCACAAAACACGCTATAAGGCAAAAATAGGAGGCTAATATTATGGCAACACTCGCAGATATACGTGCAAAGTTGAAAGAACAAGAAGCACGTTCAACAGGCTCAACCAGATCAGGTGGCGACAATGCTATCTATCCATTCTGGAACTTAAAAGAGTCAGAACAAGCAACAGTAAGATTTCTACCAGACGGAGATAAGGAAAACACTTTCTTCTGGAAAGAAAGACTTATGATCAAATTACCTTTTGCAGGAATTAAAGGTGATACGGATTCGAGACCAGTACAAGTACAAGTCCCATGTATGGAAATGTATGGAGAAACTTGCCCAATTCTTACAGAAGTAAGAGCATGGTTTAAAGATCCAAAGTTAGAGGACATGGGCAGAAAATATTGGAAGAAAAGAAGTTATATCTTCCAAGGTTTTGTTAAAGAAGATCCTCTTGGTGAAGAAGAAACTCCAGCAAATCCAATTAGAAGATTTATAATTGGTCCGCAAATTTTTCAAATCATTAAAGGTGCATTGATGGATCCAGATATGGAAGATCTTCCAACTGATTCATTGAACGGCGTAGACTTTAGAATAATCAAAACATCGAAAGGTGGTTATGCAGATTATTCAACATCTACGTGGTCTAGAAAATCTAGAGCATTAACTGATGAAGAGAATGATGCTGTTAAACAATTCAATTTGTTTACTTTGTCTGACTTTCTTCCTAAGAAACCTTCAGATGTTGATGTAAAAGTGATGCAGGAAATGTTCCAAGCATCAGTAGACGGTGAACCGTATGACCAAGAAAAATTTGGTTCATATTTTAGACCAGCAGGATTATCAGCAAAGACTGGTGACCCTGTAACTCCAAAAGCAGAAACTCCGGCGCCAGCGGCAAAGCCAGTGGCAACTGAGGCTCCAAAGGTAGAAACACCTGCAGAGAAACCTGCTACACAAGAAACAAACAACAGTGCTGAAGACATCCTAGCGATGATAAGAGCAAGACAACAAAAGTAGTAAAGCACAATGTGGGGAGGCAACTCCCCACACAACTTAAAGGTAAAAAATTATGGTAAAGGCATTTGACGTTAGTAAATTTAGAAAGACATTAACAAAATCCATCACAGGAATGAGTTCTGGATTTCATGATCCGACAGATTGGATTTCAACAGGAAATTTTGCACTTAACTATCTTGTAAGTGGAGATTTTAACAAAGGTATCCCACTAGGCAAAGTGACTGTGTTTGCAGGTGAGTCTGGTTCAGGTAAATCTTATATCTGTGCAGGTAACATTGTAAAAGCGGCACAGGACCAAGGTATATTTGTTGTACTAATAGATTCTGAAAACGCACTAGATGAGGCATGGTTACACGCATTAGGCGTAGACACAGATGAGAAAAAATTATTAAAACTTAATATGTCAATGATTGATGATGTTGCAAAAACTGTATCAACATTTATGGC